AGGAATATCTGTATCCGAAAGTGCAGCCCCGGCCCCACTTTCGGATACAGATATTCCTTGCTCATGGCTACAACTCTCCTATGCGCCCTGTGCGGGCAGTTGGGGCATTCCTTGTGGCGTGCCCTGTTTCATCATCATTTCTTGCATCCCCGGCGGGCCACTTTGCTGGCCGCCCATCACTGCGCGGTTCAGCATGGCCAGTTCAGCCGGCGCCAGCGCCTGATCTGAGGACTTGCCGGCAATCTTGGACAGGCCGGCCAGGGCCTTCATCACAGCCTGGCCTTCGTCGGTATCTACGCCGATCTCAGGAATGACTTGCTCGAGCAACTTCATAGCAATCCCCACCCGGGAAATGGCAGCCATGCGGTTTCCGGCAGGCACTTGCGGCTGCGTGACCGGAGCGCCGGGAGGGCCTTGATTAACCCCCCCTGGTTGGGGGGGTTGCGGCTGCTGACCCCCGGCCATCAGTGCCCTCATCATTTCCGGTGGGACGCTCATGCGGCCTCCAGCGGCTTGCCGGGCTGAACATCAACCAGGATCTGCGACGGGTTGTGCGGCCTGGGCGCGGGCTTGGGATGAGGCAATTCAGACAAAATTGCCTGAACGTCCTCAGACTTCTTGATTGCGCCGCGCTCTTCAAGCTGAGACAACAGCCAAGAAATGCTGGTGGTCATGTAGTCATGAATCCACTTTTCTTGTGCGCTCATACACCTTCTCCCGCAGTAACTTCCAGAATGGACGTGGACGTAGAGGTAATGTAGGCAATGTACGGGCTGGCGCCGCGCGGAAAACTCAGCACTTCAATTGCGCCAGGGGAAATACCTACAGATTGAGCGCCAGCGCCCGACGGCACGCCAAAGCCGCTTGGCACGGCGTTGCCGGCATTGACGTAGTCGGTTACGCTGTAAATCCAAACGTAAACGTCAACCGAGCCTTTATTGCGAAACCGGAAACTGTTAGGCGCCGGCGAAGAAATCTGCGTGATGGCCGCAGCGGTCGTCACAGACAACGAATAGGTGTTGCTCTGCGGAACAAACGGCGAGCCAATCATCTACGCTTACTCCGCTTTGAAGAGTAGCGTCCGGTATACCGGCGCGAAGCCCTACTCTTGCGTCTTGGATACATGGCGTGCTCCACCACGGGAATTGTTTCGGAAAATACTCCGTCGTTTCCATTCGGTCAACACAATGCGAAAAGGGCGCACTAGGCGCCCTTCAGGTCTTCGGTGACCAGCCGGATAGTTACTTCCGGCGAGCTTTGCGGTGCTTGCGAACCATGACCGTTCTCCTAGGCAAAGGGTTGAGGGAAAAGTTACTTGCGCTTGGCTTTACGACGCTTTGGGGCGTGACCGCGATCTTGCTTGTCCATAAATTACTTCCTCTTATGGCGTTTGGGAGCGCGGCCTTTCTTGCCGACGACTTCAAGCATGATCACCTCACTTGCGGCGTTTACGGCGCGCCCCACGATGTCCTGGCGTAGCCATATTGACTCTTTAAGCGCGACGCTTCGTCTTGCGACCGCGAGCTTTGGGTTTTCCAGCAGAAACTTCAAACATGATGAGCTCCTTGAATGGAGCCAAGCGGCTAGCACCGCTCCGGCCCCTGAAAAAAACGCGTACCACAATGTCACGTTACGCCTGTTTACCAGAGGCGTCAACGGCGGCGAGAGCCTGTTCCTTAGCCTGCGCCTCTTCCTCTTTTTTCTCCATGACCTCAAGCTCGGCAAGGATTTCCTGTTCCATGCTGGGGTGGATCATCTGGACAAGTCGGGATCGGGTAATCGTTTTGTTTTCGGCAAGACTAAAGGCGAGGTTCTTCTCATCTTCCACAAACACTGGAGAGTTGGAGTGCGCGTCCACACGCACCGTAAAATCATCCGTGAACTGCGTTGGGAGGAAAATGCCATCTGGACCCTCTAGCGGCTTGGTATCAAATGCCTGGATCAGACGCAGGATATACCCAGCGAAGTCCTCCACGCTATCCTCAACGATCATTGCGCGCTTCTTGATCCGGCTGGACCCCAAGCGCGCCAGCGTATCGGTCTGCCCACGGCCTCGAACACCGGGCTGATTCAGGCCCGCCATAGTCGGGCTCATGCCGGATTCCTCGGAGAACTTGCCGTCCAGATCGTGCAGGTACGCCATGGCCTCGGTCGGGGCTGGCGGGGTAAACTTGTCGAATTTGGCGCCGGCCTCATCCACGCCCCAGAAGCCGCCGGGGCTGTTAATTGCCGCCATGATCTCGTCCCCCGGCCCGTTGTAACCCGTGATGGCAATGGGCGGGTTCATGATCTTGTCCAGTTGGTTCTCAACTTTCATGATCCGACTGGCAAACTCGCTTTGCAGGGGAACCAGCGGCGGGATCTCGCTTTCGCCCCAGAAATAGTCGCCAGCGGGCTTGGGCGTGACCTGTACATAGCCTGATTGCTGCGGCAGGCCGATATTCTTGCGATCAAAGATCACAACCCCGCCTTCAGCAACGGTCACCGACTGGAAATCGTTGATCTCGTCGTTCCATACCTTCAACTCGTAGAGTTTAACCGTGTCAGCCGGCGGCGTAGAACGGATAACGTCCGGGCCGGACCACCAGCCGGGCACAGAGCCCGTCACGTTGGGCTGACTCTGGTTAATGATGATGTTCTGCACTGATGAGGGCAGCTGCATATCGGTCTCAGCCTCGCCAGCAGCCGGAATCGTGGACAGGATCTTGTCCAAATTCGGATGTCCCTCAAGATCGCGGGCCAACTGGGTCTTTGTGGCGTAGTACACCTCACAGAAAGCCTGCTGGCGCTCCAGAAGGTTTACATGCTCCTCATACACCCCAAAGAGGTGCGGATAAACAAGGAACGGCGTCACCTTGCCGCGCTTCCACAGCGGTTTGATGAGCATGGTGCCGTACACCAGCCCCCAGACCAGCGCGAGGTCGTAGAACATGTCGCAACGGCTGTCGTGCCACTCATCGTGCAGCCGTCGCTTCATCTTGTGGATCTTGGCGAGCTCTTCCTTAGGCGCTGCGGCGCCAAGCTCAATCACAAAGCGCACGGTGTCTGCCGAGAACAGATAGCTCGATAGAAGTTGAATGTGCGCGTTGAGCTTGTTGTATCGCGGCGTCTGGGTCATGCCCTCAAAGTCGGTCCCAAACATGTACCAGGATCTGAGCTTGGCGTAGATCTTGGACCGGCTCTCCCGGGATTCCATGCACTTTTCAATGATCTCCCAGTAGAACATCTGCCGGTGTTCGGGTTTCTTTGGAATCTGCATGTCAGCCTCGAGGAGTGACGAACTTGGTCGGAACCGGCGATTTGGAGATGCTCTGGATCATCTGCTGCGCTTCCGGCACCATAGCGCTTTGCGGCGATACGCCCAGATCGCGGATCCCGGAGAGATTGCTTGCCGGGATGAACTGCGTGCCGGGGTTTTCCCCTCGAGCTGCGGCTTCCATGATGTCCTTGGCGTTGTTGTAGCCTGAGCGCTCTCCAACTTTGCCCAAGCTCTCCATCATGCTGTATCCCTCGCCGGATGTCTTCATGTCCGACAAGCCATACCGGTTGGCTTGGTGCTTCAGCAACCCATCAAGGTTCTTCGTACTGCGAGAGGCGATCCCTGGAGCCTGCAGGAACACTTGTCTTACGCTGTTGCACCCTTTCGGGCACATTGGATTGCGTTCTCGGCTCTCGAACACCCCGTGCGCTAGGCACAGATAGTCTTTGAGGGGGCCGAGGCGTTGTTTTCTTGGCGTTTCGTTCTCGCTCACGTTTGATCGCCTCCGGTTTGAGATATCCCTGCGGGTTCAGCACATACTTGCGCATCAGCGCTTTCATGTCTTCGCGCAACTGCGCCCCATTGCGCTTGATCGCCACCGCGTCATGTATGGTGACAATCCTGCCGGCATTATAGGTGAGCAATCGTCCCATGATAAACACCTGCATGCCGTGTCTCACATTGGGCGGCGGCTCGCCACCGAACCATTCAATCTGGATGATCGCCTCTCCGGCAATGATCCACCAGTTCTTCTTGCGCTCATCAAAGTAGGAAAAGCCAGCTAGCCAGGTGCAGTTGCTCGAGCGGTGATAGCCAGTGTTGATCTGCATGGCATCGTAGAGCACCTGCTCGTCGTAGGACAATTGCTGCTCAAACCCGCCGCGTCCTTCTGCGTAAACAACGCGATCCAGAAGGTTCCCTAGCTTTCGGATCTTGTTCTCTAGATGTTGGGAGAATTCCGGGCTGGAGGAATCAAGAGGGTGGTTTCCGGCTGCGTCTCGTAGTCTCTCAACAACGTCCTCCACCCAATCATGTGTAAATTGTCCGGGAAGCGCAGCCCTTTGCTTTTCACCAGTTCTCTGTGGTCGAAAAGGAAAGCCTTCTTCAACGCCAGATTCCCAACTGCTCTTTGAAACGCCCGACCGCCGGCCCGAGCGTCCCGGTACCTTTGCATAGCGAGTGACGTGGGCAACCCCGCCTCCAAAAGGCGGATATACCGTAACCTCGCCTGATGCTTCCGAGGCACAGGCGTTTCGTTGATCCGCTTCTGGTACTGCTCCAGGTGATAACTCGCGCTCGCCCATAATCTGTTCAGTATCTGTGCGTCAACCTTGGCATCGGGGGACTGCATGAAGCGACGCAACGTATGAACATCCACCGCGGCATCAGCAGCAAGCTTGGCCCGGGGCATGCCATAAGTAAGCACCAATCTCCTGCAGGCATGGTGTACCTCTGATTGTTCCTTACGCAACACCTTTGCTCGCCAAATAGTTCATGGCCGCCACGGACACCATGTTGGCCCGGTTACCCGTCATTCCGGCTTTGGCTTGTTCCTCGGCCTGCTTCTTCGTCTTGCCCACTGCCATCAGCGCAGGCCTGACCTGTTCCATCCAGCATTGCGCAGCAAGGGCCGCCGCGATCACCCGGTCATCCTTGGCGCGGCCAGCAGCCTTGATGTCACCACCATCTTCCCTGACCACCGTTCTCATCTCTTCCACCAGCTTGGTAGAGCGAAGCTTCATCAAGTTTCTGGTCACACAGTCCCGGAACAGGTTCATGAAGCGCTGCTTGTTATCAAACGATGTCTTCCAGTGCTTGGCACCCGTCGTGCCACCCACACTGTCCACCCGGCGATACAGATACTCCTTGATGCCGCCCACCACATTGCGCAGCGCATCCTTGTCCTGATCCGAGGTGGCTCTCGAGTAAGCCTGGCGTCTCAGGTTCTTGATCTCGTCCAGCACCGCAGCACCAGGCCCGTTGATCTCCAAAATCATGCGGGAATTCTTGTACGCACCAGCCAAGTGACAAATCACCCAGGCAAACTGGTACGGTTGACAATCCGTGGTACAGAACTCGGCTACCTGCTCTAGCTCATCAGCGTAGCAACGAAACACCTGCACACAGAAGTTGTCCGCCCACTCGCTCGATCCATAG